GATCTAAGCAAAGCACGAACATCCAATTTACCGTACATAGGTAAAGTATATTGGTATAGTTCACTAACTGGTTGATCTTGTTCGTAAATATTATGAACAAAATAAAACTGCTGTTCAGATTCTTCTTTAGATATTCCAGTAGCATCAGATGGTTTACCTACAGTATCACAATATTTCCAAGGAAAATCACGACAATTTATTTGTTGAAGTAAACTATCAAAATAATCTCTTTCCAAGAAATCATCATAAATTTCAAACATAATACATTAAAAAGGATTAGTAGAAGGAGCAGTAGGAGCAGATGCTTGAGGTACAGGTGAAGCAAGATCAGGAGCACCAATAGGAAGATCTCCACCTAATGATCCACCACCTAATGATCCACCAATACTACCAAATGCTTTTTGTTTTACATCTTCTATGATGGCTTCCCTATTAAGGTAAACATACCCACCAAGGCCAACAACGGCAACAGATACAGCAGCAGACGCAACAGCAAGTACATTGATTATTTTTTGCATTGTATTAATCCAAGTGAATTTTATTTATATAAGTCCTAATGAACCAGCAGTTATTCCAACTCCGATAAAAAAGGCAAATTCCAGTATACCATGTGCGGATGCTGGAATCTCCAAAATCTTTGATTTTAAATGAGTCATTTAAGCTTGTGCTCCTCAGCTTTACTTTTCGTTACAATTTATATAGGCTAATCCTCACATACATCAGGAAGATACTCCAAAGAAAGAATATCATGATCTTCTGCAGTAGGATCTAACCATTCCTTAAATTCTTTTCTTATTGAATTCGCTTCTTCAAGATCTTCTATAGTACCTAACTTACACAATACATCCATACGATGTATTGCCCAATCATAATTAATCTTCAGTATGCTTTCCAAAGTTTCCATAATCTTTACGCATATAGCGTCCTAATATGTTGCTATTGTAGTATGCTGGTTCCCCATTGTCAAGAGATTCTTGAAGAACATTATTTAAAAATAATTGTTTTGTTTCCTCATAGTTCACATCTCCAAGTCTGGAGTGTAAGGAGAGGATTTCTCGTTTGAACGCTGAGTTTCCAAGAAGCTTTCGATCTGAATTAAGTTCTGCAGAGCTTCCATAGTATCGTTTCCAGTCACTCTCAGACGTAACCCGTCTCTTACCACCTCTAGGCTTACGTTTTTGGTAGAAGTATTTTCTACCGATGTATTGTTTACCCGACTCAATATTAGTAATACAGTAGACGAAACCGAAGAAATCATTAATATCGTCAGAAGTAAAAGCTGTACCTTGGTAGTACCAGGGATTTTCATAATCCATATTATAATAATAGGTCTTATATTTATGATAAATATCTAAGATAAACTACATTAAGATATGTCTGTAGTATATGTAAACAATATAACTATTGATTCTGGTGAAGACTTCTCTCAAGATTTCACCTTATATGAAAGTGGCGGTAAACTTGTTGACTTAACAAATTATGGTGCTAAAGGGCAATTAAGAAAACATGCTGACAGTAAAACTGCTGTTACATTTCAAATTGAATTTGTTAATAGGGTTACTGGAAAAATTGCATTAAACATACCACGCTGGACAACATCATTATTAAAATCTGGTAGATATGTATATGATGTCATGGTGACTAAACCTAATGGAAATAAAGAAATGGTTCTAGAGGGAACTGCTCTTGTCAGACCTGGTGTGTCTAAAAGTACAGAGTATTCATCTCCAGGTAGTGATGACAGAACATGTATCGCTGTAATAAGTTCATCTGGTGTTGGAATTGGAACCACTGGTGAGGTACTTAATAAATGGGAACAATTTAGAACATCTTATCCAAATAGAACCTTTTATTTACTACAACCAACATCAGATGGATTTGGTAATTTTGTAACTGAAACTAACTGGAATGATTTAAAAGTTCCTGATAATTTCCTTGCAGAAACAACTGTAAACATATCACCATTAATATAAATGTACAATTATACAGGATCAGAAACCCGAAGTGAAATTGCTAATGGTCTTACCTTTGGTCCAGTTAAAGTAAATATTGATAATGGCAATGCTTCATCAACATCTGACTGGTTTGATATATGTAATCTAAGTAGTTTACCTGAAGGATCAAAAGTTGCTATCTTTATTGATAATTCTTATGCAACCCAAGCATCATATGATGCCTTACTAACAAAATTAACAGATAAAAATATAACAGTTATTACTGTTACTGATTACAATCAGGATTGGATTACACCATTCATAGGAGATTTATCATAATGGCCCCAGTATTCATAACAAACATAGCAATATATACTGGAACAGATTTTGCCCAGACATATCTGCTAGAAGATTATACATCAAATAGTCCATTAAATCTAACAGGATATACTGCTATAGCACAGTTAAAAAAATATTCAAGTTCAGAGAAAGCAGCAGACTTTAATATATCATATCCCAATGATCCAACCACAGGAAGAATTGGTATAGAATTAATAGCAGAAAAAACTATACTACTAAAAGCAGGAAATTATATTTACGATGTACTATTAAAAGACCCTAGCGGATCAATAGTCAGAGCTATTGAAGGAACCGCTACGGTCAAAAAGGCAGTTACTAGGCACTAGTCATATTCATTTACAATGCCTTGGATAGTAGCTTCATCCATTTGAGTCATTACATAGTTTGCTTCTTCAATGGTATCTACTTGATTTGTTTCTAATAGATAATCAAGAACTAAATCATAAGCATCATAGGATTCCATATCCATTACCGAAGTAATTTTATTACTTGGATTAAACTTCCTACCACCTGCTTTTTTATTAGGATCACGGAATGGTCCTCTATTATTATCCTTTTGGAACTTAACATGCTTCTGCCTAGCAGCCCATCTTTGATCGTCAGATAATCCACCTTTTGCTGCTGGACTATTTCTAGTCTTATCAAGCCACTTTTGTCTTGCAGAGATTTCTGGTTTTACAGCAGTATCTTTTTGAATTACTGGTTTCTTTCCAAAGTCAGGATTGAGAGGCTTCTTATTGATAACAGCATTTCCTTCTTTAGAAGGTATGTTACTTAATCCACTTCCACCATCTGCCTTAGATTTAGCACGAATCTCAGCAGTAGATGGGAATGACTTACCTTCAGCATCAGTAGGTTTTGTAGTGCCAGTTACTCTACCTCTACTGTTTCTTATGGGTGTACCACCATCACTTTGTTGAGATTGTACTCTAACTTCTTTAGTACCAGTTACTCTACCTCTTCTGTTTCTTACATCAACTGTTTGAGTAGTATTCTTCTTATTCTTAGAAGAAAGTCCATCAGATCCAACATCAGATTTTGTTACAACCTTTTCCTTTTCAGTAGATGCTAATGAACCCTTATTATTAATTACTCTTCCTCTTCTATTTCTTACAACTTTTTCTTTATCTGGATTAAGTAATTTCTTACCTTCATCAGATGAAGCCTTTACTCCACCAAATGAATCAGGAGGTCCGTCTACTTTAGTAACTTTATCAGGTTTTCCATCCTTATAGGTGGTCTTAGTACCAGTTCCACCAAACTTATCACTACTATCACTCGTATTCAATTTTGATTTCTCAAGTGTCTTACCACTAAACTTACTATTCTTTACAGTTTTTGTATTTGATATTAAATCTTCTGTCTCAGAGTCAAGATCTTTTTTGGTAACAGTAATACCTTCACCATCATCATTCTTAGTAACCGTTCTTGTTACACCACTTTCTTTCTTATCATCACTTTCTTTCTTATCATCTTTGTTTACCAATGCTCCAGAAAAACTTCTTTTAAGGGCATCTGGATCGTCCTTTTTAATATCTGCAACTTGTTGGTTTAATCTCTTCTTTGCCTCTATTTTAGCAAGAATCTTCTTCTGATTGGGACTCAGAGGACGTTCTTCATATAGATTCTGATATAGAGCGTATATATCTTTAATTTCCTTAGACTCTATAGACATGACCTAAAAAATAATATTCTTACAAATATTATTTAGTTAACTTACCTTTACTATCCAATGAAACATTTAAAGTTACTGGTTTTCTCTTCTTAGGTTTTTTTGGTAATGCTCCTGCTGGTGCATTTTTAGGTTTAAAGACTGTATCTATGAAGTTACTAGTTGCTCCTCTAGCAACACTATAACCTAAAGCACCTGTAGCAAGTGAAGCAACTCCACTACCAAAAGCACCACCAACAATACCACCAGCAATACCAGATGTTACTTTAGCAGCAGTTGCTAAATGTGCTCCTGCACTAGTACGTCCCTTTTTCTTTTCATTAGCATAAGTAGTTCCATAATCTAGAGCACCAACAGCTACACCTAAAGGACCAGGAACACGTTTAGCAAATCCTTTAACCTTAGAAAGAGTCTTTGCTTTACTAGCCTTACTTAAGAAATTATTAAGTGTAACTTTTGGTGCTTTATTTGGACCTTGGAAAGTAGGACCTTTTCCAGTTGTTACTTTATCTTTTGGTAAAGTTGGTAATTGAGCACCTGTAGTTTGTCTAGAACCACCACTAATATTAAATGATGGGTTCTTTATTTTTGGTGGTTTTACTACCTTATTACTTACATTAAATTTAGGTTGTTTAGAAGTATCAACACCAAAACTAGTATTTTTTATTGATGATTTATACCTAGAATCAATATTAATATTAGATGGATTAGAAGTATTCTTTATAGGAGTTGATTTAGGAGTTCCCTTACTTCTAATAGTATTAATAAGTTTATCAGTTTTACTTGAAAGAGTTCCTGGTTTTTTAGAAGTAGAAACTGCCCTATCCATTCTCTGCGTTAACTCTCCAGATTTTTTATTAGTTTTCTGAAGATCTTTAAGAAGTTCTTTTCCTTTAGTTCTTATATTCTTATTATGTTTTGATGCTGCTTTCTTAGCAGTCTCCCATTTCTGAGTAACTCTTCTAGCAGATGTTTTTAATGTTCTTTTATCTGGTTTTCCACTAAATGGATTTTCTGTAACAGAACTATCTTTTGCGAATTTTCTAAGTTTTGCTGCCGATCTCTTATCAATAGGAGTAGCACCTTTATACTTACCCTTAGTTATTGTTTGCCCTTTAAGAGATTTAGTTTGACCTACACCTGGTTTTCCACCAACACCACTCTTATCATCAGCAGCCTTTCCTGTTATATCCTTAGCAAACTGTTGAACCTGCTTACCAGTAGGTGGTTTATTTGTTTTATACTTATCAGATCTACTCTCGCCTTTATTTAATGCATTCTTTAATCTTTCTTTTGTTGCTTCTATTCTTTGTTGCTTTACATGATCATTATATGATTTTGCATTACTAGATCCTTTACCACCTCTTACTGAAGTAGGTTTACCATCATCATATCCACCAAGATTTTCCCTTCTAGCATCAGCTTCAATACTCGCTTTTGTATTAGGAGATAATTCTGGATCATTAACAGCACCTTTTTTCTTAAGGTTTCTTAGAAACTTCTCACTCTTTTTGGTTGGTTTTCCGTCAGGACCAGTTATATCAATCGGACCTTTACCTTCTATTATAAACTTACTAAAAGATTTCATCTGTTCCCAGACACTATATCTTAGTATTTATAATTTAAATCCAGCGAAGCTATCTTTCTTGATATCCTGTTTAATACCACCAACAATGTAAGATTCAACTTCAGTTTCTTGTGGTGCTACTTGTAGTCCTTTAGAACTAATCCAATGCTCTGTCCAAGGTAATGGATTATTTTTTGCAGGAATATCATATAGTGGTTTCAAACCAATAGATCTCAATCTACGGTTGGCAATCCATTCAACATACTGCTGTAATAATTTATCATTCAAACCAATCATGGATCCATCTTTAAACAAATAGTCTGCCCATGCCTTCTCTTCATTCACACACTTATCAAACATTTCATATGTCCATTGCTCTTCTTCCTTCATTATCTCTACCATCTCTGGATCATCACCCTTTCTCCAATTGTTTATTATGTTTTGTGTTATTGCCAAATGCTGGTTCTCGTCTCTTGCAATAAGGGAGATAATTTTGGCTGATCCTTCAAGTAACTTAAGCTCACCAAATGCAAAGGAGCAAGCGAAAGAGACATAAAAGCGAATACCTTCAAGAATGTATACATTAGCAACTGCTCTATAAAGTGAACGTTTTAAATCTTTACGTGTCCATTCAGAATTAGGATGATTCCTCATATCATCCTTCCAAGCACTGCTCTGACCATACTCCTGTGCATAATTAATGAACTCATCGTATGCTCTAGTCACAGACTCAGCACGTGCTAGTATCTTCTCATCATCTAGTATAGTATCAAAGACCTCTGATGGATCTGGATATACATTCTTAATGATGTGAGTATAAGACCTACTATGAATCATCTCCATAGTCTGCCAGATATTCATGCAACCTTCAAGCTCAGGTAGTGAGCAGTATGGAGCGAAAGCCATACCAGGAGCACGACCTTGTACACTGTCCAAGAGGATTTGATACTTGAGATTGCTAGTAAATATGTGTTTCTGTGCTTTGTTGAGTGTTTGATAATCTGCCCTGTCTTTTTGTAATGATACTTCTTCTGGTCTCCAGAAGAAACCTAACTGTGTCTGTGTTAACTTGTCAAATATAGGATACTTAAACTTATCGTATCGCTGGACTCCTAGTGGAGGACCAAAGAACATCTGTCCTTTAGTAGTATCAACCTGCTTCGTATTGAAGACAGTCATACCTTTAATATCAGATTGCACAGCTGTCACACGCTTCCTCCTCCGTTGCAAATATATCGTCTAGTAGGTTAGAGATTGCTTTATTACCTTCTTGAACATCATCCTTCCAACCAATAGGATGTGCTGGTTCATCTATATCACTCTTAGTATCATATGTATTCTGATAGTAAGAGGTCTTCCAACCATACTTAAAGGTTGTTAATAGATCCTGTGCCATTACAGAAGTAGGAACTTCATTATCATCGTAATGAAGTGGATTGTAACTCCAGTTACCACTGATTGCTTGATCAAAGAACTTCTGCATCACTGCTACTACATTTATATACCCTTCGTTACTAGGCATATCCCAGAGCAACGTATAGTTATTCTTTAAGGTATTGTAGGAGGGAACAATCTGTTTGAGCGGTCCTTTCTTTGACTTCTTGATTGAGAG